GATGCCCTCCCCTTCGAGCTTGAAGCCGTCGGGGAGGCCAAAACCATATTCTGCCGGCGTCGCGGGGACCCGCGCCTCCCGGCTCTTGTAGGTCGCCAACTCGGTCGAGGTCGACGCGGCGTCCCTCGCGAGGTCGGCGAGCTTCACCTCGCCCTTGTCGGCGTCCCAATAGCGGGCGTCGAGGCCGTCAGGCGGGGTCTTCGCCGCGGATGGCGCGTCGGCGGGCGTCGGACTTGGCGGCGTCACGGGCGCGGGCGTCGGCGGCACGCTTGCGGACGGCGCGGTTTGCTCGGTTGTCTGCGGTGTGACTGCGGTCGGCGTCGGGTCGGGCATTCGTCACGTCCTCGCCGTGGGCCAATGCCCACATGATCGCTGCAAAGTTGCGACGAGCTTCGTGCGCGTGCAACGCACAGGCCTCGGACGTCGGCGAAATGACGATAAACAGTTGGCGGCGAAGGAAATTTAGGACGAGCTGGCCGTCCTGCGAGGAGGCGATCCGCTTCCACGCTGCAAGTTCATCAGGCTCCATGATCATGTAACAGCTCGGGGTCGGCCGGGTTGGGCTGCGGGTTGCGGGGTCGGCGAGGGCGAGGCCCCCGAGGCGGTGCCGCCGACGCCACCGGAGGCGCCGCCGCCACCTTCGAGCATCGGAGCGAAGAGCTTCGCCGCCGCTGCCATCTGGTCGGGCGTGTTGATCTGGACGAGTTCGTCGCCCAGCTTCGCCTTGATCGCCGCGAACGTCTGCGGGAGGTTGATGATGACCTGTCCCATCTGCGGCGAGACGCCGAAGATCGTCGCGAGCAGGGCGTTGGCGATCTGCACCTCTTGGTGATCGCGAGCCCTGTCGGCGGGGTTGTAGGGCGTCAGCGAAACCACCCTGCCGTGGAGTGTCACCTCGACGCGCTCGCGCGCCAGCTTGAGGTACATGAACCGGAGGTAGGCCGAGACGCAGAACTCTTGGAAGAAGACGCGGCCCGGCGTCCCGAGGCGCCGCTGCGCCTGAAGCATCTCGTCGAGCCATTGCGTCGCCGTCGGCGGCGTCATGCCCCGCTGCTCCGGGAAATCGACGTAGTGGAGCCTGCGGATCATCGACCGCATGTCGGACTGTTCGAGGTAGCCCGCGTCCCATTTGCCCTCGAAGTAGAGCGACTGGAAGTCGTCGCCACTGCCCGGCAGGATCGGCACGCCGACGCCGGGCGCCAGCCCGTTGTCGAAATTCAGCGTCCCGTCAGAGGGATAGCTGAAAGGCGGATGCACCGCGTAGTCGAGATGTTTCAGGTTCAAGTCCCGGGTCGTGTCGAGCGTCCGCAGCTCGGGGAGCGAGAGGATCGTCGGCCCGATGCCGAAGGCGCTCTCGGGGTCCGGGTTGAAGCGCCCGATGATCATCGGGACGCACCCCTCGCCCTTCATGGTGCTCTCGCCGACGAGCTTCTGTTTCACCATGCAGACGTGTTGGAAGACGGTGTCGCCCCGCTCGCCCCATTTGCGCCAGAAGCCCTTCACCACCTCGACCGCTTGGTCGCGCGAGGTCGGCCGCTCGCGCATCTGCTTCACGTCCTGCGGAAGGGCGTCCATCTCCTCTTCGGAGAGCACCGCTTCGAGGTCGCGCGCCCGATGCCACTGGACGAGAAAGCGATCGTCGATGAGCCCGTCCGGGCCGACGTTCAGCTCCATCTCCCGGATTGGGATGACCATGACGACCGCCGGCTCGCCCGGGCGCGGCTCGTCGATCCAGAGGCCGATCGTTCCAATGGCGAGGTCGGGGGAGAAGGTCTGCGCGCAGGCCGCGACGAAGTTCGACGCGCCGATGTCCTTGAAGATCGACGAGTTCAGAGCGTCCGCCTGCGACTGTATCTGTCGCTTGTGCGCGTCCGGGACGGCGACCGCCGGCCGGAGCTTGGCCCAATGCTGGTTTTCCGGGATGTAGGCGTTCAGCACCTCGGTCGCGAAATCGCCGGCCGCCTCGATCGCCGCCGAGGTCGCGAGCTGCCCGGCATCGTCGGGACGCCAGAGCCCGCGCTTCTGGTTTGAGCTGATGCTGCGGTTCCGGTGCGGCGCCGCGAACCAATAGGCCTCGCGAATGTCGCCCTCGGCGATCGACTTTTGCTCGCGAGCGGCGGCGAGGCGGTCCTTGGCATCCCGCTGGAGGGCGTCCTCGGCCACCGACTACCTCCGCAGGAAGTCGTCGAGCGAGAAGCCGCTATTCTTGCCGCGGGCGCCGTAGTAGCGCATCGCCAGCTCGGTGTCGTCGGCGAGGGCGTCGGAAATCGCCGTCAGATTGAGGTCGCGCTCGGTGCGCTCGTCGTCCTTTAGGTCCTTCCGGAGGATTTTATCCTGTCGAGTAGGTCCCGGGGCCACTGGGGTGTTCATCGAACCTCTCTCCGCCGTTCTCGATGAGGAGACGGTAGAGGCCGTCGGGCGTCAACGCACAGCCCCGCAGCCCGAGAAGGTGCTTGATCGAGGGGACGCAGTAGTAGCCGAGCCGCCCGATCCGCGGCGGGCCGCGCAGCACCGGGAACGAGACAACCTCGGCCGCCGCTTGCACCAATTCGGCGAGCGTGTCGTCGAACGCCGCCGGGATCAGCTCAACCCGGGTCCGGTGAAGACTGACGTCGAACCAGACCCAGAGGTCGAGGCCCATCGGCTTGCCGAGCGCCGAGGCATGCCGGAAGCGGCCGAACGGGAGGTTGCGCGCGAGCCAACTGTCGTTGGGCGCGGTGCAGTCGTAGAAGAGCACGAACCAGCGGGTGATCGGAAAGGCGCCGACCGGGCCGACGTGGTTCATCAGAAGAGCATCCTGTCGAGCAGCTCGGCGACCGGACGCAGCTTGGCGACCGGCACGACATGGTTGACCACATGCCGCGGCCATGCCCGCGGCGGATATTGCAGCACCTCGGCGCCCCATGCATAGCCGAGCCACGCGGAGACGCGCTGCCCGGACAAGTCGACCAGCCCGAGCACGTAGGCGACGTTCTTCCGCACCTTGCCGGCCTCGACCAGCAGTCCATAAGGCTTCTGCGCGCCCTTCACGTCGACCAGCAGCGTCGCCACCGACCAGTTCTCGGCCCACACCTTGTGCTCGAAGTCATGGCCGCCGTCGCTGCCGGCACCGATCGCCTCGGTGTCCGGCCGGGGCGCCCCGGTCAGCGCCGACCAATCGCGCTCGGCGATCAGGCCGATGATCTCGTAGGCGGGCGTGAAGCGCCGCTCCGGTTGCTGACCATCGTGAAAGCCAGAGCGGCGGCGTGCCTCGGCGTATAGATCGCTCATTGTCCCCGCCTGCCCACTCGCCGGCCGGCGTACATCGGCCTCGGAACCAGCGCCGCGGCCTCGGGGAGGTGGACGAGCCGCCGCCCCTCGCCCGAGCCGAGGATGAGATACTGGAGCCCGTCGGCTGCGTCAGCATACTTGTCCTTTTCCGGAGCCTTCTTGCCGTCGCCCGTCTCCGTCCAGTGGTACGCGCCCGCGCAGGCCATCTTGAGCTGCCGGCACTTCGGCGAGATGAGCAGCGCCGGCCGCCCGTCGATCGCCCGGCCGAGAATGTGGTCGACGGCCTCGATCCGGACGAGAATGTCGTTCACTTGCCCGACGAAGCGCACCGCCTCGACGCGCAGCCCGAACGATCGGAACACGTCGTAGGCGGTTTTCTCGTCACTCTGCCCGCGGTCCTTGCCCTTCGGGTCGCCCCAGAGATGGATCGCCGGACACCCGGCATATTCGACTTCGAGCATGCGCTTCACCTTTGGGGCGAAGCGGCTCGCGCCCTCATTCCTGCCGACGATCTCATTCTGGATGAAGAGCCGGCCGCTGATCATCTGCCCGAAGCACGCATAGGGATTGCGGCCGAAATCGAGCCCGACATAGACCGGATAGTTCGCGTTCGGGACCAAATTCTGGCGCGCGACGTGGACGTCCGGGTTGAACGTCGGCCAAACGGCGTCACCTTCAGTATAGATTGTGATCTTATTGAGAATACGGCTGTCGATCCACGTCTTCGACTTGCCCTTTATTAGTCGAGCATAGTAATCTTCCGGGAGCCACTTGAGATTTTCTGCCTTCGGGTTGATCCTGTAGTCGATCACGGTCCCTTCGGCGTCCCTGATCTCGATCATGCCCGGCGGCTGGATGTGGTAGCCCCACTTCTCGGGCTTGCGCCACTCCATGCGCTCCTGCTCGGTGAATTCCTCGGGGAGCGGGACGTCGCCGAGGAGCATCGGCACCCAATGGTCCTCCGCCGGGGCGTTCATGTCGCCAATCACGCCGTACCAGCTCGGGCCGCCCATGCTGATCGGCGGGTAGCGCCCGCACCGCGACTGAATTTCGTCGAAGATCGGTTTGTCGAGAAATTCCAGCTCGTTGACGAAGGCCCCGGTCAGCTCCAGCGAGCGCAGCTTGGCGATGTCCTTCTCGTCGTCGAGCGCCACGAAGAGCACTTCGAGGTCGACGCCCGGAACCTCGTTGCCGCGCATGTCGATGCCCGCCGGCAGCACGATGTGATGCGTGAAGGGCCGCGACATGGCGACAGGCCCATAAAGCTCCTCTTCGTACCAGAATTTCCACGTTTTCAGGGTCGTGTCCCTGAGCGCCGGGAAGGTGTTGCGGACGATGGCCCAGCGGGAATAGCGGACGCCGCTGTAGGGGGTCTGTTCGATCGCGTGCGCCCAGATGCGGACGCAGCTCGCCGAGCTGGAGCCCGAGCCGACCGGCCCGCGCACGATGTCGACTTCGTTGCGGGCGGCGAGGAACTGCCGGAGAATTTCACCGTCGGGGATGTAGAGCTTGTGCCCGGCCGCCGTGCGATCAATCGTCGGCATGTTTCACATGAAACGTCAGTTCGATTGCGTCTGCCACGGGTCCGTCTCCAGATCGTAGGTCTCGCTGCCGCCGCCGTCGAGGTGCTGGAAGTGCCGGACGCCGTTGACGTCGAAGGTTCCCTCCGACAGGCCCGACGGCCCGGGCGCGCTCTCTTGCTCGCCCCAGCGCCCCCAGACCTTCACGGCCTGCCGCGGGTTGCCGCGGATGTCGCGGGCGGCGAAGTCGAGAGGGCGCCCGGGTTCGGCCCCCGCCAGCGCGAAGATGGTCGTCGTGAGGTCCGTCGTCTGGACAAGTCGGCTGTCGACGCCCGGGGCGAAGTCGCCGCCGAAGACGATGAGCGGGATGCGCGCCATCTCTTCATAGAGGTACAGCTTGCCGGTCAGCCGTCGATCGCCGTGCGCCATGCCGTGGTCGCCCGTCACCATGACGATCGTGCCCGGCCCGGCCCGGTTGATCATCTTCTCGGCGTACTTGTCACTCTCGCGCATCGTCTCGCACGTCGTGCGCCACTTCTCCGCCTGCTTCGCTGCCTTGCCGGCATCCATGAGCAGCGGGTCGAACCAACCCGGCTTGTCGGAGATGTCGGCCTCGTTGAAGCTCGGCCGACCGGCGATCGGGAAGGGGATGTCGGCGCAGGAGCCCCCATGTTCCGGCTTCGGAACGTTCGGAGAGTGCGGGGCGATGTCGGCGCACCACAGGAAGTAGGGCCGCGGCGCCGTGTCCATCACATCGAGGCACCGCTGGCCGATCCTTGCCGGCGTATAACCGCTCTCGAAGACGAGCCCGGCCGGCGTCTCGAAGGTCGGATCGAAGTAGCGATCGTCGTCGTCCCTTCGGCCGTGAAGTCGGATGACCGCCCAGTCGTCGAAGCCGATCCGGCCCATGCCGAAGGGCACCCCTTGCGGGTCCTTGCCGACAATCGCCGTGTGATAGCCGGCAAGGTGGAGCTGCCGGGGAAGAAGCTGCTCATGCGAGGCGAGCTTTTGCTCGTCGCTGAGCACGCCATGCGTCGGCGGGTTCTGGCCGGTCAGAAAGCACACCCGCGCGGGCGCGCAGACCGTGAAACAGGCGTAGGCCCGCCGATATTCGCGCCCCTCGGGCATGCGATCGGCGAGCCGCGGCATGAAAGCCCGAATGTCGGCCCCACGGAGGTCGTCGTACATGACGACGACGATGTTCGGCTGTTGCGCGAGCCCCGGACCGGCAATCGCCGAGGCGAGAAGAGCCGCGGCGAGCCTCATTCCTTGAAATCCCATCGGGCTCCGTCACCGCCGAGGGCAACACCCGGCATCCGGCACGTCGATGTCCACCGACAGGCCTCGACAACGGCGGCGACCGCATTCGCGCCGACGCCCAGAGCCCCATAGGCGATCGAAGAGCCCGAGCCAATCGCGACAAAGCCGTGATGCAGCTCGATCGGGATCAAAATGTCGCCTTCCCAGAGCCACGCCCGCCGATCCGGAGCGATGAGAATGCCCTGATCGTCGTCTTTGTCCTTGCAATCGGGCAGTTCGAGCCATTCGTCGGCCGTCGACTTCTCCGGACCGCCGTCCTCAACCCATTTTACGAAGCCCCACGCCCCGACGATGCTGCCGACGGCGCCGCCGAGCCAGCCAGCAGGCGAGCGGGCGATCTTGTTGAAGAGATAGCCGGCGATCCAGCCGTTGCCGGACGTCGCCAGCGTGTCGGAAGCGATGATGCCGCCCCGAAAGACCACCACGCTCACGAAATCTTCGCCTCCTCCGCCCTCGGCCACGTCGTCAGCGGCTCGACGGGCATCAGCACACCCAAGCGGACGGTGTAGTTGATCGCCGCCCCCCGCGTCCATTCGTCCGGACGCGCCTCGACCACCGCCGGGCCGCCGAGATAGATGAGGTCGTGCGCCAGCGCGAGTGAAAGCCGGCGCTCGACGTGATCGTTCATCTCCTTCTCGGGAAGGCCCGCCTCGAACATCGAGCGGGCGACGGTCGCCGTCGCGCTCTTCAGGCGCAGCCGGGCGCCCAGCTCGAACATGATCCGGTCGGAGATGAGGCTCCGCTGCGGCTCCGCGACCTTCGCCCATTCGAGCGCCCGGTTGACGAGAGCCCGCACGCCCCACGTCTCCGAAAAGAGGCCGCGGCCGATCGGCACGACGTTGTTAGCGCGCTCGGTCTGCATTGATCTTCTCCTGATACTCCTTCGCCAAGCTCCGGCAGGCGTCGCCCCGCCAGATGCAAATCGCCGCCGCCGCCACGCCCATCCACGCGCCGCTGTCGTAGGGCTGCTCGACAATCATCCGGACGCCGATGTGCGCGAGACACGCCCCGAGCCCGGCGCCGTAGAAAATCCGGCACCAGCGCAGGGCGTCGTCGCGCATGGCGATGTCGACCGGGTTTGGCCCCCGGCCGCCGGTCAGCCTCACGCCGCCCCCCCACCGTCGGTGGGCCAGCCCCCAGTCCCAGCGGGCGGCATCAGCGGCGGGTCGTCCGGCAGGCTGATCCGCCGCGGCTGGAAGATCGCCCGGTTCAGAGCCATGAACCCCTTCTGGAGGTCCGTCCTCGCGATCGCCAGCCAACGCTTGTCCACCTCCATTTTGCCGTCCATCAGAAGGTCGATGACGCGAAGCACCCGCTCCTCCGCCTCCTTGTTCAGGTTCACCAAGTCGATCGCCGCCGCGTTCTGCGGCACGTAGCCCGCCACCGGCAGGCCCTCGAAGCGCTTCGGGTCCATAGGTCGTCTCCGTCGTTGGGTGAGATAGGCCGCCGCGAGAGAGCGCTTCTCTCTCGATGCGTGTTCGTCACGAAGCGTCTGCGAAGCGCGCTTAACGCATTGCCGCAAGTGGTTCATCGCACCTCGGCGGTGGCGGCGAGGGCGGCGCGCAGGCGGTCGACGGCGACGATCGTGCTCTGCCATGCGAGCGGCTGCGTGCTGGAGAGCGCATCGAGCAGCGCTTTGGCGTGAGCCTCCAGCTCGGCAATGCGCGTTCCCTGCGCCTCCATCACCTCGGACAGCGCCTGCCGCGCGGCGTCACGCTCGGCAGTCAGTTGGTCGATGCGCTGGTCCTGCTTGGCGGCCTCGCGCAGCCGCTCCCGCCGGACGGCGTCGCGCAGACGGGCCATGCTACTCGCCCTTCTCCCGCCGCTTCGTCCGCCGCGGCATGATCCGGACAACCCCGTCCGGGCAAAGCTCGTAGCCCGAGCCGGACGGCGGATCGGCCGCCGGCACGTTCGCCCACTCCGGCTCATCGCGCCCGAACAGCTTCACCCGCCGCACCACATAGCCCTCGACCGGCGTCCCGACGTAGCGGTTCGCCTCGACGTACCCAACCCCCGCCGGCTGCGCGAGGACAACCTCGCCCGTCTTCATGTTGACAGATTGGATCACGCCGACGATCTCCCCCGGCTCCGGTTGAGCATTCTCGAAGGCGCGATCGCGAGCGGCCTCCGCCTCCCGGTGGCGCAGCTCCGCCTCGGCATACGGCGACGTCGTGTTGTCGCCGATCGACAGCTCCCCCGTCTCCCCGTCGATGATCTCCCGAAGGTCCGACGCAACCCCCGCGTCCAGCTCCGCCAGCGCAGCCGGCGACAGCGCAAGCAACTGCGACGCCGAAAGCCCCGCCTCTTGGGCGTGATCCTCCTCGCCCTCAAGCCCCAGCTCCGGCTGATCCGCCATCGGCAAAGCCGGAGCCCGCTCGCCGTAAAACTGCGACGGGTCAATCAACATCAAAACCGCCCGGCCGTTCGCGTGGTCGAGCAATGCATGCCCGTCCGAAACCAGCGGCGACCGAACCGTGATCACCAACCCGCCACGCTCCGGGTCCGGGTCCGCCGTCCACTTCCCAAGCCGTACCTCAATCGTCGGAAAATCCACCGAGGCCACAACCTCGATCGCATTCAGAAGAACCATCGACGAAACCGCCCGCGCGCCGTCAATCACCCGCGTCTGGTCCAATGCCGACAGCTTCACCCAAGCCGAAGACAACGGACCGTGCCGGACAATCTCGTCCAAAAGCCGATCCCGAATGTCGCCGCTCAAAGTCGAGGCGCCGTAATCCATGCCTCGAACCCCCGAACCGAGCCGCTCAAAAACTCCATCTCCTCGAACGACGGAACCGACCGGCTCAAAAACTCCATCGCCAGACGATGCCGCCGACGAACCCGGCGGCGCTCCTTCCGAAACCAAAGACGCTCCGCCCACGTAGGAAGTCTCGTCCCCGGGGTCGCCACCAACCAGCGCTTCATCAGCCGACATCGCTCTCCTCCTTCGACAACAGTCCGCACAGTCGCACTCCGCCAAATATCGCCTCATCGCCGCCAAGCCAAAAAACAACGAACCCGCCGTGTCAGAGGCACCACCTCCAGCCAAAAATAGTCGGCCAACAGCACATCCAGCCCGGCGACATCAACCATCGCCCGATCGTAAATGAAAAATCGAACAGGGCTCGGCAGGCCGATCACGGAGCATCACGCCCCAAATCCTGAGCCCGAGAACCGTCCCGGCTCCCGTCCTCCCACGGAGCGCCGCCCTGCGAAAAAATCGAAACCGCCCACGACACGTCATGCGACAAAAGCTCCACAATCGAACCAACCGCTCGATCCGCCGCTGCCCGCGACGTAAACCCGCCCATCGTCAAAATCTGACGCCACGGCGAACTAATCGCCAACCCAAATCCCCAAAGCTCCATCCCAATCATCCTCCGATATGAAAAGCGCCCCGCCCCCCCCAGAGGTGAAGAGGCAGGGCGCCCGCGCAGAAGGGCTAGGGCTTCTCGCGCGACTGGCAGGAGCCAGTAAACCGAACGTATCCAACGGTCACAGACCTTGCAAGCCGGAAAAACCAAAATTGCGCGCGGGTGAGGGGTAGGAACGCGGGCCAGCCGGTTTTACCCCCCACCCCCGGGTCGGGCGCCGCGCGAGGGCCGAGGCCTCGGCCGGGCGCGTACTGCCCAGCCTACGCTACGCCCCCGACGTGCCCTCCCCGGTGCGTATGTGGTATGGACTGAGGGCGCGCATCCCACGCCCCACGCCTATGTGCCTGATCCTGCTGCGCTATCTCGCACCGCATGGCGGACGAGCCATCCGCCCACATGCCCCGCGCGCCCTCCTCCGAGGCGCATGAGCTGCCGGGCGCAGGACGCCGACGCTGTTGTGCATCCTCCTCCTCACGCGGCAAGGGTAGCGTCTCGGCTGGGAGGGCTCGGGACGGTCGGGGCGCATCCTTGCAGCGCGTAGCGTAGCGTAGCGTAGCGACCGAGCGTAGCGTAGCGAAGCGCTGCAACCGTTGCGAGCATGGAGCTTCCTACTAGTCCCGAGCACAAGAAGAGAGGGAGGGCTCGGGCCGGGCGCCGCTTACGCTTCGCTGCGCTATGGCTGACGCTACGCTACGCTTCAGCGGCGCCGAGCACTGGGACAAGAGGGAGGGCTCGAACGCGCGACCGTGGAAGTCGCGAGAATGGCCCGCGTCCGGCGCATAGCGTCAAGACACGGTTGCGTTACCCCCTGCGCTTCGAGCTGCTCCCCGGCGGCCTCTGCCCACTTGACAGCATTCGGGGCGCGAGGCGTTCTTGGTGCGATGACGCAGCCGAAGGCCTCGACGCCGACGCTCACCCTTGCCGCCCTCGACGCGCTGCTCACCCGGCTCGGCCCGGCGCCGAGGACGATCGCCGTGCCGCGCTGGAGGCTGGAGAGGCTGGAACGCGAGTTGAGGCGCATCGGCCGGCCCGAGCTGATCCCGAGGCGCTTGTGACCGACCGCCATGAGCGGCCATTCCCGGACGAGCCGCGCCCCGAGCGGCCGAGAGTGACGCTCGAAAGCCTCGCCGCCGGGCGCCGGGAACGGCTGGCGAGAGAGGCCGAGGAGGCGAAAGCGCTCGCCGCGATCGCGCCGCCGGCACGGCCCGAGCTGTCGGATGAGGAGCGGCTTTCAATCCGGGCCGCCGTCGAGCGGCAGATGATCGCCCGGGCCGAGGAGACGGCCGCACGCTACGCCGCCACCGGGAACGACTACGACCGCCGGGAACGCCTGCGGCGCCTGCGATCGCTGCCCTTGCCTCAACGCCGCGCCCTGCTGGCGATGTCCCTCGAAGGAATGGACCTCGACCGTGCCGCGCAGCTCGCCGGCATGGCGAAGGATCGGTGGACGCGAATGCTGATGTACCCGACAATCCGCCGGTTCCTCGCCGAGATGCAGCGCGAGATGGCGCCGGCCCGGGTGGCGCTGGCCCTCGGGGCGCTGACGAACGCGGCGACCGATCCGCTCGCCTCGCCGAAGGAGCGAGTGCAAGCGGCGAAGGAGCTGGCGAAGATCGGAGGCGGCGACCGAGCGCTGACGCTCCACCCGGTGCGCGAGGCCTCGACCGCCAACGTGCAAGTAAACGTCGGGGCGCTGCCGGCTGGGCCGGGCGAGGTGATCCGGGCGGCGCCCGGCATCGTGCTCGACCTCCGCCGGGAGAGTATGGACGCCCGGCACCTTGTCGAGGACGCCGTGACGATCGAGCCTGCGCTCGACGTCCGGGACGCTCGCCGTGGACGATAGCGCCCGCCGGCTGGCCGAGCTGCAACGGCGCATCGAAGCAGCGCGCGGCGACCTCGACCGGCACCTTCGGCCGATGCGCGGAGAGGCCGAGCTTCCGCCCTACCGCCGGCAGACATGGGCCGAGCGCCTCGGCCGCGCCCTCCGGCATGTCACAAATCGCCCAGGTAGACGCTAGCGCCTGGCATTGATGCCTCACACATCACACTGACGCGAAAGTCGAGCGCTAGCAGGCACTTAGCCCTGCGGCGCCCTGTCGCAGCTAAACCCCCTTGACGTTACCATGAGGTAACGCTAGGTTCATGGGCATGGGCAAGCCCGCCCACGGAGAACTGAGATGCAGACCCAGACCCAGACCCAGACCTTCGCCGCCCTCTGGACCCAGACCACGGGCTTCAAGGCCTCCCCCGCGCTCCTCGCCGAGTTGCTCGCCAAGTACCCCGGGAGCACGGAAGCGGATTGGTGCCGGGCCTACGCCGCGGCTTGGATCGAGAAGCCCCAGACCTTCGAGGGCCGGATGGCTGCCGAGACGATCGCGGCGGTCGAAGACGAGATGGACCGGGCCTACGGCCTCTGAGATGCCAGCGGGGCGCGGCCGGATGCCGCACCCTGCCCCACTTGCGTTACCACACGGCAACGCCTATCCTCACAGTGTAGCCCACGGAGAAGACCGAATGCCCCTCACCCTCCTCGCGCTCGCCGCCCTCCTCGCGCCCGGCTGGCTCGCCTTCCTGAGCCTCGGGTTCGCCGGCTGGATCATCCTAGTGCTCTGGGCCGGCATCCTCCTCGCCCTCCCCCCGGCGCCCAAGGCGCCCAAGGGAGGCGCCCTCTGATGGCCCGGAAGGTCAAGCCCCTCCCCGGTCAGCTCGGAATGTTCGGCCTCGCGCCCCTCCCCGAGAAGGCCTCCCAGCTCGGCCTCGGCCTCGAAGGTGGCGAGCTGCTCGGGGCGCCGCCGGCTAAGCGGCCGAAGGCGGCGCCCCCGGCGCCTCCCCCGATCGAGGCGGCGCTCGTCCACTACGAGACGCAGGCCGGCTTCGCCCCGCTTGCCCTCAGCTTCGCCCTCAAGTGCTTCTGACCCCCAGCCCGAAAGGACACCCCATGCAGCTCAACGCCTACGTCTACATCGCCGAGTGGGAGACTGCCGTCTCCGCCAAGTTCGGCTTCATGCCCGCCGGCAAGGCGGTCTTCGCCACCGCCTACGAGGCCAAGGCTTGGGCCGAGGCGCACGTCGGCAAGAGCGCCCCTTGGTGGATCGAGCGGGCGCCGGTCCTCACCGTCCCCGTCACCGGCCGGCGGCTCGCCGAGGCCGCCGAGGCCGGCGAGTACGCCTTCGCCCCGCAGCAGTAGGAGAACGCCCATGCTCTTCGCCAAGGCCGGCCGCACGAAGTGGCCCAAGCCCAAGCTCTTCCACCTCCTGTCCGGTCGGTCCGGCTCCGTCACCTCGACGGGCGAGCGGATCACCGGCCGCTTCACCTTCCACCACGGCGTCTCCGAGGGCGCCGCGATCGGCAAGGGCGAGCTTCTGGAGATCGAGTTGACGCAGGCCGAGGCCGCCGAGATCGCCGAGTGGTTCGGCCCGATCGCCGGCCGGCGGGGCCTCTACGCCACCACCCGGCCGACCACCGCGCCCCGATAGGAGGGACCCCCGCATGTTCTACGCAGGCCAGCGCATCATCGTCCGCGAGCCGGCGAGCTTCTACTACGGCCGAGAGGCCGAGGTGGAAGCGGCGCCCCCCGGCTACCTCAAGGTCTTCATTCCCAGCCTTGCCGGCGGTCGGATCGAGTTCGGCCTCCGGCCCCGGTTCGCCGAGCCGGTCGAGCGCACCCCCGCGTTCGCCAAGTAGGGAGAACCGATGCCCCTCTACCCCGTCAAATACGACACCGACCACCGGGTTTACTGCGGCCCGGCGGCGCTCGCCTCGATCACCGGCAAGCCCGTCTCGACGGTGCTCGCCGCCGTCCTGACGCTCCGGAAGGGCCGCACCGTGACGCCGAGCTGGGTTCGGACCACGAAGAAGCTGCCGAAGGCCCCGGTCGTCGGGATGACGAACTGGGAGGCGGTCGCCACGCTCAAGAAGCTCGGCTGGCGAGTGATCGAGCGGCAGGCCTTCGGCCGCGATCGGCCGACGCTCGCCGCCTTCGCCGGCAAGCTCTTGCCCGGCGTCTGGCTGGTCGGCGTGACCGACCACTTCGTCGCCGTCTCGGGCCGGACCTTCTGCGACACCAAGAGCCGCCAGCCCGTGCCGCTCCGCGATGCGCCCCAGCGGCGGAAGCTGGTCAACGTCGCGTGGCGACTGTGCAAGGGCAAGTGACCGAGGCCGGAGGCGCCCCGCGCGCCTCTCACCGCGGACACCCCCGCGAGGAGGAGAGCATGAAGAAACCCAACACCGGCCCCATGACCGTGATCCGGGGCGGCACGTTCGTCCGGCGCGTCACCCTTGACGAGCTGTTCGCCAACCCGGGCGGCTGGCTCGGGGCGCAGCGGCCGAAGGTCAAGGCCCGGCGCCAGAAGGCGGCGAAGGCTCCGCCGAAGGCCGCCGGCAAGTGACCACCTACGCCGTGACCGTCGCCGGCCACCCGAAAGGCGAAGTCTTCCGGAGGCACCGCCGCTGGAAATGGTGGACGGCGGCGCGCGGGGTCGAGACCTACGGCCCCAACGCCACCCTCGCCGACGTCCGGGAGCACATCGCCCGGGTCTGCCTTGTCGACGGGAGCGCCGTCGAGCTGAAACCACAGGAGACAGGATGAACGACATCGGCAAGACGCTTGGCCTCGCCCTCAAGGCGAAGGCCGAGCAGCGCGAACGCTGGGCGGCCGAGGCCGCGATCGAGGCGGCCCGGCGCCGGCTGGCCTACGGGGACCTTGTCCGCATGGCCTACACCGGCCGGCGGGTTCCCGGGTTCCCGTGGCTCGTCTGGAACTACACCGCCCGGCCCAACGAGCTGCTCGGCAAGTTCGCCGATCGCGACGCGGCCGAGGCTTTCATCCGCAAGCTCGACGTCGAGCGCGAGCGCAAGGAGGGCCGCATCTGATGGACCCCGTCCTGCACGCCATCCGGCACATGGAGTTCGCACATCGCGGCGAGGCCTATTGGCTGCACGTCAAGACGACCGACGGGACGCTCCACGTCCTCGACGTCCGCCGCAGCGGCGGCGCCCCCGGCTACGTCCTGACCCCGTTCGACAACGCCGCCGAGCCCGTCTTCCTCAACCCGGCGCGGATCGTCAGCGTCGCCGTCAAGACCACGTAGGGGTGCGACCGCCTGTCGCGGCCAACCCCCATTGACGTTACCCCTTGGCAACGCCATACTCTGAGCATGCCCACCGGAGAAGCCCACCGCATGACGCCGAAGCCCTCCTACCTCATCGAGAGCGAGCGCCTGATGGGCGCCGAGCGGGGACGCCTCCGGGCGCTGCTCCGCAAGGCCGCAGCGCTGGCCGGCGAGATGGGCCTCCCCATCCGGGCCGAGATCGAGGAGCTGATCCTCACCGTCACCAAGAAGGAGCACGAATTTGCAGGTTAGCAGCCACACATGGGGGATCGCCTACGCCGCGGGCGCCGAGCTTCGGGCGATCGTCCGACCGATCGCCGCGGCGCCGAGCCCCGACTGGGAGGTGATCCTCATCGGCCGGATGCAGGTCGCCCCGCGCTTCCCCACCCTGATCGCCGCGCAGTCCTACGCCCGCCGGGAGCTGGGCCTCGGCGCCCCGCGCCACGGCGAGCGCATCCGGATCATCTGATGCGCGCCGGCCGCACCCCGAACATCGCCGAGGCCCGGCTATTCCCGAGCCGCGGCGCCGCGGTCGCATTCATACGGCGCCTCAAAGAGCGGAGCGGCGAGCACCGCTTCATCGCCGAGCTGCCGAACGGCACCGCGATCGTCTTCCACCCCGCCGGCTGCAAGAGCGGCCGGACCTACCTCGCGAAGGAGAAGGCATGAACCTCGAACGCGCATCCCTCACCGACCGGCTGGCTGCCGGCGTCGCCCGCACCCGGGCGGACCGGGTTGACCGGATGCTGGAGGGCCTCCGCGGCGCGGCGCGGAGGTGAACGCCCTCCTGCTCGGCATGCCCGAGCTGGCCTCGATCATCTACCAGACCCGGAAGGCCGCGATCCGCGGCGCCTTCGGCCCTGCCGGCGGAGAGAGGTGATGGCAATGATCATGAGCCGCCTGCCGGGCGGCAAGCGGAACTCGAAGCACGCGATCGGCCCACTCGCCTCGATCATCGTCGGCGAGCGCGCCGGCTACGGGCTGACGCTCGTCATCAAGGACGGGAGCGACCGGAACTTCTCGGTCTACCTCGACCGGGAGGACGCGAAGGCGATCGCCGAGACGCTCTTCGACGGCGTCCCGAGGAGCCGGGAGAGAGGAGCAGGATGGTGACGATGAACCTTCGCGAGTGCCTCCAGCAGTACGCCAACGGCTGGGAGAAGATGGGACACCCCCGGTTCGCCACGATGGAGCGCTTCGTCCTGAAGCACGGCGTCGAGGGCCGGGCGCGCAAGCCCGGCCGGCGGAAGGGCAAGCTGAAGGAATGCTTCAAGAACTCGACGGTCGCCGCCTTCAAGGGAGGCCTCCGCTACGTCGAGGGCTACGCGCTGAAGCCCGGCCTGATCCCGGTTCACCACGCTTGGAACCTCGACGAGGAGGGCCGCGTGATTGACCTCACTTGGCGCGACAACCTCGCCGCCGAGTACCTCGGCATCGAGATTGACACCGTCACCCTCACCCGCACCGCCTGCCGCACCGGCTACTTCGGAATGTTCGCCCCGGGCGACATGGTCAACATCGAGTTCCTGAAGCAGCTCGATCCCGAGCTGTTCGCAACCCTCTGGAAGGAGGCCGCATGATGGAAGGCCCTGACGTCACCTACACCCGGACGATCCCGTTCACCCAGTTCCTCCGGCCCTTCGGCCACCGGACGCCCGTGACGATCGACCGGCCGGACGCGGTCGTCGACAAGGCGGAGAAGATCATCGCCGCCGGGTTCTGGTTCGAGATCGAGGAGCTGCGCGAGGGAACCGTCCACATGACGGTCTCCGGCAACGTCCCCGACGTCGGCGAGTGCGACGTCGTCTCCGAGCTGTGCCCGAACGGCCCCGGCGTCCCCGAGACGGTCGACCGGCTGGTCGAGCGGGCCTTCGCCAAGGTCGTCGAGGGCGGCGGCGGGTTCGTGGTGCTGCCATGAGCCGCTCGCCCTTCGGCTGGGACCTTCCGCCGGGCTGCACGCAACGGCACATCGACGAGGCCTTCGGCGACGGCGGAGGCGTCACGGACCTTGAGGAGAAGGTGCTCGGCCTGCTCGAAGCGGCCGGCATCCCCGAGGCCATCTGCGACCAAATCCTCACCCTGATCATGGCCGGCGAGGCCGCGATCGCCCCCCCCGAGAAGGAGCACGACGATGAGCAGCATGTGGGTTATCGCGTCGACCTCGACGACTGACTGGGACGGCCGAAACCCGGTGAAGGTCTACCCCATCTTCCTGCTGCGGCCCGAGAGCCGCACCCGGGCTTGGTGGGCGAGGGACACCTTCTTCGCCAGCAAGTACCCGACGCGGGAAGACGCCGAGGCCGCGCTGGCGCTGCTCGACCTCAATCGCGACTACGTCACGAGCTTTGTCGTCCCCGCCGGCACCGACGACGAGGTGCTGGCATCCATCGACGCGGGCCGCGCGGCGGCCAGAAAGGAGAAGGCATGAAGAAACCCCGGTGGGGGCTGAGCTTCCACCTTGAGCAGGAGACCAAGCCCGAGACGTGGCGGTACTTCGAGACCTACGTCACCCGGGCGAAGGCGGTCGCCGCCGGCCGCAAGATCGTGACGGGCCGCTGGCGCGTCGTCGAGGTGGCGAGCCGGATCATCTGGGTTCACGAGCCCGAGCGCCGCAAGGCCCCGCTCCCGACCGAGCTGACGGGCAAGCAGAAGACCACCTTGAAGCAGATCGCCGCGCGGGCCGAGACGGCCGAGGCGATCCGCGCCGACAAGGTCGAGACCGCCCGCCAGTACGCCCGCACCGTGATGCGGAGGAAGTGATGCGCGACCTGACACTGTTGAACTCACTTCGCCGCCCGGACCTCGAACTCGCCCTGTACGGCGAGCCGGGCGGCCCCGCCGACGGCATCTTCCGACTGCCGCACCCCTCGACCGGCGTCGTCCTGCACGTCATCGCGTCGAGCGGCTACGACTGGGATCATGTCTCGGTCAGCCTGCTCAATCGCTGCCCGAACTGGCAGGAGATGGAGCACGCGGCACGGATGTTCTTCCGCGACGACGAGACGGCGATGCAGCTTCATATCCCGGCCGTCGAGCACATCGACTGCCACCCCTACTGCCTGCACTGGTGGCGCCCGCAGGCCGAGCCGATCCCGCGCCCGCCGGGCTGGATGGTCGGCCCGAAGTAACGGAGGTGCGGCGCCCTGCCGCATCTCGCCCGCTTGACGTTACCGTCCGGTAACGCTACGTAAGAGGAGCAACAGAAGGAGAGCGCATGAAGCCCAACGAAAATTCCGCCCGATACGAGAGCCTGCTCTCGATCGCCCTCACGAGCGCCTTCGCCGCCTCGAAGAAGCTGGAACGGGAGATGGTCTACGACCGCGGCGCCTGCGGGTTCGCATGGGTCAAGATCGACGGCACCGAGCCCCTCGCCCGCTACTGCCGGGCGGAGCTGAAGCGCCTCGCCAAGGACCCCGAGAGCGGCTCCGCCTACCAGAAGGGCCTCCGCTACGGCGACAAGGGCGAGCCGGGCTGGATGTGGTGGGACCCGGGCCGGAGCAACTGGCAGAACATCGACGTGAAAGAGGCCGGCGCCAAGGCCTTCCGCGACGTCCTCGGAGCCTACGGCATCCGGGCCGACGCCGGCAGCCGGTTGGATTGATCGGCCGGGGAGGCGCCACGGCGCCTCCCACACCGAGCAATCCGCTCGATGGGGAGACCAAGTAATGAAGCTCTGCTTCTGCGGTTCTGGCAAGGAACGCTACCAGCTCGTCGACGCGGCCGGCATCTTCTGCGCCTACGTGTGTGAGGCGTGCGAGGCCAAGAAGCGCCGGACATACAACCCGATCATCTTCGAGAGCGGCACCGTCTACTCGGCGACCGGAGAGGAGGAAGACATCTACATCGACGACGACCGGAGGGAAGCATGATCATCGTTCGCTACCTCGCCGTCGACGGCTACCGCCAGACGCGCACCTTCAAGACCTTGGCCGGCGCCCGGGCCTACGCCCAGAAGTGGGTCGGCAAATTCCCCGAGCTTGGCAGCGACTACGCCGTCAGCTTCGACGGCATCGGCACCATCCGGGTCGCGGGCGGCGCCACCCTCCGCGAGCTGTTCCCGGAGGAGCCGCTCCCCGAGCCCGATCCCCACGACACATGGGCGGCCGAGCAGGCCCGTCTCGACGCCCTCGACGAGGAGAAATACCCATGGTGAACTTCAAGGCCCCGATCATCTACGACGACGAAGGGGAGGCGATCGAGCTGCCCTTCCGGATCGCCCTCTGCCCCGAGTGCGGAGGCCGCGGCACGACCACCCGGCACATCGAGCCGGACGGCGGCGGGTTCACCGCCAGCGAGTGGGCCGAGGCCTGCGGCGACGACGACGAGTTCGCCGACAACTACTTCAGCGGGCGCTACGACCGCCCGTGCGACGAGTGCGACGGCGCCGGCAGGATCGCCGAGCCGGACGAGCGGCAGATGAGCCCCACGCTGCGGAAGCTCTACCGCGAAGACGCCGAGATGATGCGCGAGCTGCGGGCCGAGGAGCGGGCCGAGCGTGAGGCCGAGGAGGGCTGGGCGCGGAGGTTCGGCTACTGACTTGACGTTACCCCTTGGCAACACTACGTAAGTGTTGCCACCACAGAGGAGACCCTACCGAATGCCCATCACACAGACAGCCGGCGGCGGGATGACCTTCGACGGTCCGGCCGCGGTCAACGTCTACCGGATGACCGTGATCGCCTCGGCCCTCCGGCTCTACGCCAAGACCGGGATGAAGGTGAACGCCGCCTACACCCCGAAGGCGATGATGGCGACCGCCGCGGCGCTCACCGGGCAGAAGTTCAAGGCTCGGGACTACCTCGGCGCCGCCGACGCCCTCACCGCCGCGGCGAGGGCCGCGGCACCCACCGCCTGAGAGGAGGCGCCATGACCTACAACGGATGGACAAACCGCGCGACTTGGAACGTGAACCTCTGGGTCGACAACACCGAGCGGACCTACCTCGCTCGCCTCGACGCCTTCCGCCGGCAGAAGCCCACCGCCGCGACGGCCGAGGCCTTCGCCCGGCAGATGTTCCCGAACGGGACCCCCGACATAAGGGGCTTCGCCGCGGTCAACTGGGCCGAGCTGGCCGAGAGCTGGGGCGAAGACACCGGCCCCGAGCTGCCCCGGACGATCGGCCCGGGCTGGTCGGACGATCCGGTCGAGAAGGCCGCGCAGATCGCCGAGCAGGAGCGCATCGTCTCGGAAGTCGCCGAGATCGCCGAGCAGCTCGGGGACCCCGCGCTCGACGGATAGCACGACCGGGGAGGGCGAGCCCCTCCCACACCGTGCAATCCCGCACGACCGAGAGGAGAAATGAAACTCAAGCGCCCCGTCACTCTGACGCTATGGGGGGCGACCTTCACCGTTCCCGCGGGGACCGCCTGCACCCTGATCAAGGGCGCGAGCGGAACCGAGGGCGACCTCTACGCCGTCACCAGCGTGGCTCTTCTGATCCGGCTGAGCGGCAACGGGTTCGATCCGCACTACCACTACGCCTTCGTCCCCACCGACGCGGTCGGCTAGACCCCCGCAGGAGAAACCGCATGATTTCGTGCATCCGAACCGGCTACCAAGCCTATCTCGTCCAGTACGACGAGCTGATCATCGGCGACGCCTTCGAGAGCGCCGGCACCCTGATCCTTCGCGTGAACGCCCGGTGCTACGACGGCCTCGGGGCGCGGACGCGGCCCTTCCGGACCCGCGTGCAGTTCGAGGTTGAGAAGATCGGCCAGTGGTTCGACCGCCGCGACGCCGGGGAGCGGCAGAGTTCCACCCTGCTCGCCGAGCCCGGCGATTGGAGGATGCTCGGCGACTATGACGGCGTCGACTTCGAGGAGTACGCCCGGGAGGTGCGGGCGAGGTGGCGAGCCGAGGCCGGTTGAAACCCGCCTGACGATCGGATACGTCTATGCGCGTTATGACAGGAAAAGACCTCAAGGCGGCTCGGCTGCGGCTGAGCCTCTCCAACTCGCAGCTCGCCGCCCTGATCGGCATGCGGCCCGTGACCGTGCGGCGCATGGAGATGGACCCGTCGAACGCCGGCCACCGGACCATCAATCCACAGGTCCGCCGGCTCGTGAAGGCGTACCTCTCCGGCTATCGGCCGCCGGACTGGCCCGACCAGCCCTTCTACGAAAAGGCCGCATGACCGGGCGACCGCGATCATCGTGCCCGTCCGCCGCAGCGATCCGCAAGCGGGCGAGCCGTGATCGCGTTCGCCGGCATCGGGAGCGGAAGGCGGAGGAAAACCGTCGCTACCGGCTCCGGAAAAAAGTTCGTGACCTCTGTCGAGGGGACTGGCGCTCCGCGCAAGCCTCTGACTTCACGCCGGGAATACCCCCGGACGTGGACAAACCCGTGACAAAGACCTTTGTGAAGCGCGTCCGCCGGTACGGCGACCTTGTGTCCGCCTGCCGGCGAAGGCGCGAGGCCCTCGGGATGACGCAAGCTCAACTCGACGAGGCCGCGGAGCTGACGCCCGGCTACACCTCGCACGTCGAGGGCCGCGGCAAGAACGTCCGCTCGCTCGGTGCGCGCTCCTTGCCCGCGTACCTCGAAGCGCTGGGGCTGGAGATGCTGATCGTCGCCTCGGGCGACGGCAAGGTGCTGACGACCGAAGGAGCACGCCGATGAGCCGCTTGGGCCGCCTGATGAAGCGCAAGGAGCCGCCGCTGCGGCTGGTGCTGGCGCCCGAGCTGGAGAAGCACTCGCAAGACCTTTTCCGGGCGATGGACATGGGGCTGAAGATGGGGGCGACCGCCCGGGACCCGTCCGGGACGATCGTCACGACCGCCGCCATCAAGGCGTGCGCGATGCTCGCCGCCATGTACGCTTCCCTCAATGCGATCTGCGAGACGGAGGAGGGCCGGGAGCGCGTCAAGACCGCGTTCGCCAACACATTCGACGAGCACGTCGTCGCCTTCGTCGAGGGCCGCAAGGCGGTCCGGGCCGCGCCGGCTACACTTCCGGCATCTCCAACGGCGCCGACGACCGAGCCGGATTGTGAGCAGCCCGCATAGCCTCGGCGACGGCAGTCTCCTCGAAGCGACAGCTCTCCTTGTTGAGGTTCGTCGGCAGCTCGCAAAGGTCGCCGAGGACTTCCACGTAGCGCGATTTGACCACCCTGAGTTTGCCCGTCGTCTGAGGCTTGCCGTCGATGGGCTTATCACGCTCAATGACGAAGCCCTGATCCGCAACATTTGCGAAATGCGCCGAGCCGGCGATCGCTTCGAGGCCGAGCTTCTGGGGATTGCCGAGCTGCTTCGAGAAATGAGCGCTGAGCATGATGTGAGCGCCGGCCTCCCGGGCGAGGCGCCGCAGCGCGAGCAGCTCGTCGAGGATGATGTCCGTCTCCCGGAGCGTCCGATCTGCCGGCGGGAGGGCGATGTGGTTCTGCGGGTCGATGAAAATAAACTTGGCGCCGTCCCGGAGGATCGACGCCTCGATGCGGTCCATGATGAAGGTGAATGACGCCGGCCCGTCGGGCGGCCACACCCACCGCATGCGCGTCTCGACAAAATCCTCGGTCCGCTTCAGCTCCTCCGCCGACATTTT